AAAAAAGTGTGCAATGGTTGCACACTTCTATGAAACCATTGCACACTTTTTTGGAGAGCCACCGAAATCGTGGCACTTTTGCAGAAGGAATCGGGGCGTGGTATGCCCTGATGTGAACAAAAACCTTATCAACATGACAAAGGCAGATATTGAAAAAAAGAAATCGCTGGCACGCACGCTCTATCTTTCGGGCATGGAGCAGCAGGAGATTGCGGAGAAGGTGGACGTGTCGCGCGTCACCATATCCAAATGGTGCTCAGCCGAGGGGTGGAAAGAGGCTCGTGCCGCCAAGAACATCACACGCCCTGAACTGGTGAACAAACTGTTGCTCACCATCGACACACTCATTACACAAGTGAATGGTTCTGACGACCCTGCACTCATTGCAGGACTTGGCGACAAGCTGGCTAAACTCTCGTCGGTCATTGAGAAGCTCGACAAGAAGGCTAATGTGGTGGATGCCATCGAGGTGTTCATGGCGTTCTCCAAGTGGCTGGAGTACCGCTCGCAGACAGACCCAGAGGTGACTCCCGAACTGATGCGTGTAATCAACAAGTTCCAGGACATGTACATCACAGAACAGATGGGCATAAAATAGTGGAGGCAGCCTATGGCAACAGCAGCGGAAAAGAAAAAGGCATACGAGGAGTGGAAAGAGCGATGCCGGCAAGTGCAAGCCATTACGGACACGTCACTCCTGAAAAGCGAAACGCCAGTAGAAAGGGACATGCGTATCAAACGCTTGCTCAACAACTACGCAGCGTTCTGCGAGTATTACTTTCCACACTTCCTGCAATTGCGTGACAAGACGACCGGTGAGGTCATACGCACCATTCACAACGCTCCGTTCCACAACGAAGCTGCACGCAAGGTCCGAAACACGCCCGACTTGAAGGCTGTATTCATGTGGCCACGCGGTCACGCCAAATCGACCCACCTTGATGTATTCACGCCGCTCTGGTTGATGTTCCAACCGAAGCGGCTTATCAACTTTATGGTGGTTGTCGGAAAGTCGGAGGACAATGCCGACCGACTGCTTGGAGATATTCAAGCGGAACTGGAATACAACCAGCGTCTCATTGCCGACTTCGGACAGCAGAAGAACGACGGCGGATGGCAGGAGGGCGAGTTCAAGACAAAGAGCGGTGTGAAGTTCCTTGCCTGCGGTCGTGGACAGTCGCCTCGTGGTCTGCGTGACCGTGAATCCCGTCCTGACTACATCGTCATTGATGACCTTGACGACGATCAGCTTTGCAAGAACGACAAACTCGTACACGACCTCACCGACTGGGTGAAGGAGGCTCTCTTTGGTGCGCTTGATGTGGGCCGTGGACGCTTCATTATGGTGGGCAACCTCATCAGCAAGAACTCTGTGCTCTACAATCTCTCACGTACAAAGGGAGTGTTCCTTTCTAAAATCGTAGCGGTTGATCGTAACGGAGAACCGGTATGGAAAGAGAAATGGACCAAAGAGGAGGCGCAGGCTTACCGCGACTTCGTGGGCTATCGTGCCTGGGAGAAGGAGATGATGCACAACCCTATCGTGGATGGTACGATCTTCCGTGCGGATTGGATTCGATACAAGCGTTTGCCAAAGCTCGAAAAGTACGACATGATTGTGTGCTATACCGACCCGTCGTTCAAATCGACAACCTCCAACGACTACAAGGCGAGCCGCGTTTGGGGAAAGATTGGCTCGGAACTGCATCTCATAGACAGTTTCGTGCGCCAGGCAACAGTCAGCGAGATGGTTCGATGGCTATACGACCTCTACGAGCGTACACGCGACACGGTGGCTATTCAGTTCTTCATGGAAGCGAACTTCATGCAGGATGTGATTTTGGACGAGTTTGCCGTGGAAGGTGAGCTGCGTGGCTACCAGCTACCCATCATGCCCGACAAGCGAAAGAAGCCAGACAAAATCCAGCGTATCGAGGCGGTCAGTCCTCTTTGGGAACGTGGCTTTGTCTGGTACAACGAGCGCAAGAAGGAAGACCCCGATATGCAGGTGGGCATAGAACAGACGTTGGCGTTGGAGCGTGGCAGCCGTGTGCATGACGATGCGCCTGACGCTGATGAAGGCGCAATATGGATACTCCAGCGCAATACAAGACAGGAAAGTTTCAAACCGGTGTTCGGCAAAAGACCGACCGCCAAAAACATTTGGTAACAATGATACAAGTAATAAAGGACATTATCTGGGGATGGCAGTGCAAGCGTGCCATCAAGAAAGCCAACAAGCTCTCAAAGCTGCTTGGCATGAAGTATTATGTGATTTACATGAACGGCTCGCTGAAGGTCGTACCGAAACGCACCATCCGCGAACTGGTTGCCAAGCACCGCTTCCGTAAAGGTGTAAAGGTTGCCGACATCGAGCGTCGTGCCATTTATGTGACGCATTAGGAAGGAGGCTTACTATGTTTATCACGGAAGAGGACTACAGAGTGGTCATAGGCGAAAATGCGCTGAAGGTCGTGTCGCAGGCATCGCAGGAGATACGTGACAATGCGGAACTGGAGGCTTGCGAGGAGATTGCCGGCTACCTCAGACCAAAATACGACACGGAAGCGGTGTTCTCGGCTGAAGGCGAAAACCGCAACCGTTTGGTGGTAATGTATGCCGCCGACATTGCGCTCTATCACATGATTGCCGCTATGCCCCAAAAGATGGGCAGCGAAATACGCAAGGAGCGCTACGAGCGTGCCATAAAGTGGCTGGAAGGCGTGCAAGCCGGAAAAATCATCCCCGACCTGCCGCTCAACACCGACGAGGACGGCACACCGACTGGCGACTTGCTCATATTCGGTTCACAGAAACAATTACGACATAACTGGTAACGCTATGGATATAAAGAACTTTTTCAGCGGTATGTTCGGAGGTGGCAGTCAAAATATACTGCACACGCCAAACGGGGACTTCAACCTTGCGAAGTCGTCTGACCGCAAGTGCATAAAGAAGATGGTCATCGAACTGCAACGCACCACCGATGCGCTTACACGCAGGGACATTGCCGACTGGCGCAACGCCTGGCAGATGGCTATAAATGTGGACAGCCCGAACCGCCAACGTCTCTACGACATATACCGCGATGTGGATATTGACCTTCACCTATCGGGCTGTGTTCGCCAGCGTGTAGGATTCGTCATGGCGAAGTCCTTCAAACTGGTCGATGCAAAAGGTAATGAGAACGAGGAGGCACACCACTATTTCGACCAGGCTTGGTTCAAGCAAATGCTCGAATACGCGCTTGCCGCCAATCTTTGGGGACACTCGCTCATCGAACTTGGCGACCTCACCACCGATGGCGACGGATGTCCTTGCTATACGGATGTGAAGCTCATTCCACGGAAGCATGTCATTCCGGAATACGGCCGTGTGATTCAACAGCTCGGGCAGGACTGGACTACGGGCATAGACTACCACTCAGCCCCATTCTCTGACTGGCTCATAGAAGCTGGACGGCCTGACGATCTCGGACTGTATCTGAAGGCTGCCACGCAGACCATTCCTAAGAAAAACATGTTGGCATTCTGGGATTCCTTCGGTGAGATTTTCGGTATGCCGATGCGTATTGCACGCACCACCTCACGCGACCCCAAGGAAATGGGACGACTTGAACAGATGCTCAAGGGTGCCGGAGCAAGCCAGTACATGGTGGCAGGGCAGGACACCGAGATTGAATTCGTCGAAAGTGGAAAGGGCGATGCCTTCAATGTCTATGACAAACGCATCGATCGCGCCAACTCGGAACTGTCAAAGCTCATCATCGGGCAGACGATGACCATCGAGGACGGCAGCAGCCTCTCACAATCAGAAACACACCTTGAGGTGTTCGAGAACCTGGTGGAAAGCGACTGCACCATGCTGCGCGACATCGTGAACAACCAGCTTATCCCACGCATGATAAAGCACGGCTTCCCGATAAAGGGACTGCGCTTCAAATGGGATGATGCCGTCGATTACACACCGGAGCAGCAGGTGGCATACGAAACCATGGTTGCCGACCGCTACGAAGTGGACCCATCCTACTTTGCAGAGAAATACAGTATGCCTGTAGGCGAACGACGCAATGCTCAGCCCATGCTACCCGGTGGCAGTGACGATGATGGCGACGAGGGCAACAATGAGCCACAAGACGATGACGACAAGAAGAAAAAGCAGCTGCAAAACGCACACGGCTCTTTTTTCGATTAAGCCCCACCGATTATGTGGGGCTGCACCAACGCTATGCCCAGCTGTTAGGCGATGATCCGCAAACATTGTCGCTGTCTAAAGAGCAGGAGCAGATACGCAAGCAACTCTCTGAGCTGTTCGACGGCATGATGCGCACGCTCTATTCTCAGAAAGGGTCGGAGTTTCGCATCGAGGTGCTGGCAGAACCGAAAGTTCAGGAGTTCATCAACGCCCATGCCGGTGCTTTGGATTCTACTTTCAAACAAGTGGAGATGTCTGATGCCATGCGCAAACGTCTCCAACGGTCTGACTATATCTTCTCAGGCATGAAAACGTTCCACGAACTCAACGAGGCGTTCCCGTCCTTGCTGGATTCTAACGGCAATAGAAAGACATTCGAAGCCTTTTTGAATGATGTTCGGAAGATAGACAACACCTACAACTCCAACTACCTCCGTGCGGAGTACAACTTCGTACAATCGTCTGCGGAGATGGCTGCCAAGTGGGAACGGTTCTCGGAGGACGGCGACCGCTACAATCTCCAGTACCGCACGGCAAACGATGGCAAGGTGCGTCCGGAACACGCTGCGCTTAATGGCGTGACGCTTCCGCCGTCAGACCCATTCTGGGAGGAATACTATCCACCCAACGGATGGAACTGCCGTTGTACCGTAGTGCAGGTGCGCAAGTCCAAATATCCTGCCACACCCCACGATGAGGCAATGGCGCTGGGCGAAGAAGCTCTTCAACGTGACATAAAGGGTATCTTCCATTTCAATCCAGGAAAGGAAGACAAGACCATACCCGACTACAATCCCTACACCATTCGTCGGTGTCGTGACTGCGACATAGCAAAGGGAAAATTGAAACTGACTTTCGTGCCAGACAATGAAGTGTGTGCCGCATGCAGACTTTTACATGAGTGTGCAGGGAATAGAGAAAAGACGGCAAGAGCAATTGAACGAAAACATTTCCAACATGAAATGGAGCCACTATTGAGTAAAACTGTTACAAAAAGTATTGGCGATAAAAACATCAAAATTCAATTTGACAAAAAAGGGAATGGGCATCTGTATTCCGATGTTATATCAAGAACTCGCAGAATGCAACTTGACGACTTAAAGAATATGGACGAAATCCTTGAACGTGCGACATATATAGATGATGCCCCTCCTGCTCCAGGACACGACAATGGGTTCGAGCATTTCTATTATTTTGAATCAGAAGTAAATGGGAATAGGGTCAGAATCAATGTCGGAAAGCGAACTCGTAGAAAAGGTAACGGTCAGCAAGTCGCTGAATATTTCTGCTATTCGGTAAATAACATATAAAACAAAAAAGCATCTCGGACGGCAATTAGGCTAAAAACGCCAACGAGCCATTTCCTCAATGCTTTGGTGCAAAGGTAATAACAATTTTTCAAAACACATCAAGATATGGAAGAAAAAATACAAGACGAGAAAATTATGGAGGCACTCAACGCCCCAGTAGAGCACACACTGCGCTTGCCGATAGAAGTAATATTCCGACACACAACAGCCATGGGAAAACTCTGGCAAGCCATGAAGCGGTTGGCGAAGAAACCTGCCCCACAGCATCGAAAGAGCCTTCTTGATATTGCCGTAAGCAATTCGAGAGTGCTTTCAACTTTAGTTTGTACTGCAAAAAACAATACAACACACCAGCAAGGACAGTCAGCAACAGAAATAACACACTCGCTACTGTCAGGCATCGAAGAAGTGTACTACCTTGTGACACATTGCCAAAAACAGCAATTATGCCTATTAAAGTTGCGGCTATGCCTGACTGATGGCGTATTAGTGATTCATGCTGAAGCTCCACTTTTTCTTTGGCTTCAATCAGCTCTCGAACAAAGCCATTCCAGCCTTCTTTTGTATCGGGTATTACAGTCATCTTTTTTAGATGCAAAGGTATAACGTTTCATTTCAAAACTTTCAACAATGAACAAAATTTTCTCATTTCTAAAGAAAAGCAACCGCTACAAGCATCTTGTCGGCGGTTTATTGGTCGGTCTGTGCGCATTGTCGCCATGGGCAGCCATCTATTCTGCCATCATTGCAGCCTCATGTCTCGAACTCAAAGACAAACTTCACGGCTGTCCTTGGGACTGGATTGACTGGGCTTGCACAGTGCTCGGGGGCTTCATTGCAATGTTATTTTGGCTCATTGTGTAATATTCATTCATCTTTTGCACAGAGAATGAGTAACTTTGCAAACTGGTAGAGTTTCCCATAGGCCGTGTGGTCTATCGCGGGTACAACAATGCGAACGCGAATGGCGGTGTCTCGAATGCGAATGCGAATAACGATGCCTCGAATGCGAATGCGAATGTCGGCTCGCGCCTGGAAATCTAACTAATCGGCGTACAACGATGGGGACGTGTCCCTAATGTGGAGCCGAGGGAAACGAGCCACAGCAAAAGCACCGATATAAAGGTGGAAAGCTGAAACATCAAGTGTCGGGCAATAGAGTTTGGTAGGTCGGTAACGATTCGAAGAAGTTTGGCCCGGGAAAAGGAAGGCCCTTATCTTCCATCATAAAAAGAAGACCATGCACAGAGAAGGCTATATCATGCAAGAGATAACGTCCTACGGCAATATGTCGGAGGCGTTTGACCGTGTACTGCGTGGGAAGAAGCGTAAGAAATGCCGTCAAGGACGCTATCTGCTCGCACACCGCGAGGAGGTGATTGCAGAACTGACTGCAAAACTTGCCGACGGTTCCTTTCGACTCGGCAATTATCATGAACGCATCATCTGTGAGAATGGCAAAGTAAGACACCTGCAGATTATTTCCATGTACGACCGCATCGCAGTGTATGCCGTGATGAACGTGGTGGACCAGTATCTGCATAAGCGTTTTATCAGAACGACTGGAGCAAGTATCAAGAAGCGTGGCACACATGATCTCCGCAAGTGCATGCAATTGGACATGGAACGTGACCCCGAAGGCACACGCTACTGCTACGAGTTCGACATTAAGCATTTCTATGACAATACTAAGCCAGAGTTTGTCATGTGGTGCTACCGCAGAGTATTCAAAGACAAAATCCAGCTGTCGCTCCTGGATCATTTTCTTCATCTTCTGCCGGAGGGTATCAGCTTCGGGTTGCGAAGCTCACAGGCTTCTGGCAACCTCTTGTTGTCCGTGTTCCTCGACCATTATCTGAAGGACAAATACGGCATCCGCCATTTCTACCGTTATTGCGATGACGGTAGAGTGCTCTGTGGCAACAAGCAAGAAAATTGGCTGGCACACGGCATTGTACATGAGCAAGTCGAAAAAATTGACCTTGAAATCAAGAAGAACGAAAGGGTATTCCCATCAGCGCAAGGAATCGACTTCTTGGGGTATGTGACATTCAACGGATCATACTCACTACTGCGCAAGCGCGTCAAGAAGAAGTATGCAAGGAAACTACACAAAGTCAAGTCAAGAAAGAGACGGCGAGAACTGATTGCGTCATTCTACGGAATGGCCAAGCACGCTTGCTGCCGAAATTTGTTTTATAAATTAACAGGCAAAAAAATGAAATCATTTAAGGATTTGAATGTCGCTTACAAGCCAGAAGACGGCAAGAAGCGATTTGCGGGTGCGGTGGTAAGCATCCGCGAGTTGGTGAACCTGCCCATCGTGGTAAAAGACTTCGAGGTCGGGGTCAAAACCAGCCAGGGCGAAGACCGCTGTGTCGTGTCCATCGAGCAGAACGGCGAGCCGAAGAAGTTCTTCACCAACAGCGAGGAGATGAAAAACATTCTCCAGCAAGTGAGTGAAATGCCAGACGGCTTCCCATTCGAGACCACCATCAAGGCGGAAACCTTCGGCAAAGGTAGAACAAAGTACATTTTCACATGATGAACAGAGTAAACGGAGCACAAGGGGTAAAGCTGCTTGAATGCACCAACCCCGTCAAAGGAAAATGGCGCGTCCGCTGGGACGTGCATAACAACGAGGATGGATCTGCCGACTATATGGAGGCTGAGTTCAACGGAAAGCCATCTGAGGATACCATCAAGACCATGGTGTCGGAATGGTTCAACGACCGCACGAACGAGACCATACTTTCTGGCTTCGTGTGGAACGGCATGAGCGTGTGGCTCTCTAACGAGAACCAGTTCAACTACAAGGTGGCATACGACTTGGCTGTGCAGTCTGACGGCAAGACATTGCCGGTCACGTTCAAGTTCGGAACAGACGATGAGCCATGCTATCACACGTTCAGCACCATCGAAGAACTGACGGACTTCTATACCAAAGCCATGCAGCATATCCAGGACACACTGGCTGATGGATGGAAGAGCAAGGATAATTTCAATTTGGAGTTATACCGAGACTAAGAACAATCCCTTCGGGGGAGGGTAATAAAAAAGCCCCCGGCCTGTTTAAATAGTCGTCTCACTTACCATTTGAACACAAAGCACCTGTCATAGGCACGACCGGGGGCGTAGACCCTCGCTCGCCCATGACAGGCTTTTTTGTGTGCGCTATATGCGCCAATAGTAAGTGAGACGCTGCAAAAGTACTAAAAATTTCTGAAAATGAAACTAATAGAGATACTGAATTTGAACAGGGAACTGCTGATTTACTTCCAAAAGGCAGGAATCAGGCTGGACGATGTGCAATATATCGACCTATTTAAGGAATACCGCACACTTTCCGCACAAGGCGAGAAGGTGTCATATATCGTGGCAAGGCTCGCCACAGAATATGCCATAAGCGAGCGCAAGGTGTACAGCCTTATACGGCGTTTCAAAACTGACTGCAATCTGCTTGCAGTGTAACGTTTGCGTATGGTCATTGTCGAGGGGACACGCGTTGTTACCTTTGCACCGTTTTCAAATTCAAAACGGTTATGAACAAATACCATCAAATTTTACAGAAGGTACTTACTCATGGCAAGTACCAGACCAACAAGAAGGGAAGCATACGCTATCTTCTCAACGAGCAGTTAGTGCTTTCCCCTGCTGACCTGCTCGACATATTCGAGGGGCACGGCATCGCACGAAAGAAGTTAAAGAACGAGCTGCAGCTTTTCATGCAGGGTGAACGCAATGTGAAGAAGTATCGCGAGGTGGGCATCAACTGGTGGGACTACTGCGGCGCCATTCTCGTAAACTCCTACCCTACCTACTTTGAGAAGCTGCCGCCACTCATCGCCAAAATCAACCGAGAGAAGCGCAACAGCAAGAACTATGTGCTGTTCCTCGGCTCCACCGATGCGGAGACAAACCAGGCACCGTGTCTGTCACTCGTTCAGTTCCAGATTGAAAACGACGAATTAGTGGTGTCGGCTTACCAGCGCAGCTCGGACGCGAACCTCGGCTTGCCGGCCGACATCTACCACCTCTACCTCATGGCCCGGCAGATTGACCTCCCTTTGAAGTCCATCACGCTGAACCTTGCGAATGTGCATATCTACGAAAACAACATCGAACACACACGACAGTTGCTCAACGGAAACGAGAACGTGAAATTTGAACTGAACGTGTAAGGCATGAGAAAACAGTATCTATCGGCACCGCTCCCTTTCGTGGGGCAGAAGCGCATGTTCGCGCGTGAGTTTATCAAGGTTCTAAAACAATATCCGGAGGACACGGTATTCGTGGATTTGTTCGGCGGTTCTGGTCTGCTGTCGCACATCACCAAGTGCCAGAAGCCAAATGCCACAGTCATATATAACGACTTCGACGGCTACCGCAACCGCCTACAGCACATCCCGCAGACCAACCACCTTTTGGCTGACCTGCGCAAAATGGTGGAGACGGAAGGCATACCCAAGCACAGCTGCATCCGTGGTGAACTGCGCGACCGCATATTCGCTCGTTTGGAGCAAGAGGAACGAGAGGTCGGGTACATTGACTTCATCACCATTTCTTCCGGACTGATGTTCTCCATGAAATACAAATTGAGCATCCCCGAAATGAAGAAGGAGGCTCTATACAACAATCTCCGCAAGTCAGACTATCCTACTTGTGAGGACTATCTTGAAGGTATCACAGTAGTATCATGCGACTACAAAGAGGTGTTCGCCCGATACAAAGACATGCCGAATGTTGTGTACCTTGTTGATCCGCCCTATCTATCCACCGACGTTGGCACATATAATATGTACTGGAAACTTTCCGACTACCTCGATGTGCTGACCATTCTTGCCGGACATCACTTTATATATTTCACTTCCAACAAGTCATCCATTATTGAGCTTTGTGAATGGATGGGCAAGAACCCGACCGTGGGCAACCCATTCAAGAACTGCCACAAGGTGGAGTTCAACGCCACAGTGAACTACAGCTCGCACTACACAGACATGATGTTGTTCACCGATGCCGCCTAACGGCGTTATAATTCGATTCTAACGGCATTAAAAAGCCCCGGCGGTAAATTATCCGTCGGGGCTAAATCGTTGCGACATGGGCGGTTTATCGCAATAGGTAACGCACCGCATAACAGTCGATGCTTTCAAGTATCTCTTCGTGGTTGTGGTTGGTGTTCGTCTCAACAAGCGCCATACCGTTAAAATCATCACCACTCAATCCGTCAAGGGCTGTATGCACATGGTGGCAAAGGTCGAAAGCTGCATCATGGCCACCGTCAGCCCAGTCTGTCACAAGGTGAATAGTAACAAGTCCCTTGCCACGCTGACTGCCGCCTTGAAATGGCGACCACTCTATCTTTCCAAACTCCACAAAGACGGCTGGACGCGCCCATCCTTCTTCCTGCTCTACAAACTCCACATTGTGGTTCCACAAATCGATGTGCTGCACTTCAGGCACATCGCTCGCCAGTTTTGCTTTAATGGCGTTGAATAATTCCTTTCTCATTTCAATTTATATTCGTGTTCAAAATACTCTGCAAGGTTCTCCTCGATGATGTCCTTGACCGCTTGCTCCACTTCTGGCGATGCTCCAAGAAATCTGCGGCGCGGTATCTTGATGCTCTTGCCTTCTTTCATCAGAGCCATGTGCTTCCAGAACTCCGCCTCGGTGCTCAGTTGTACGGTGCGCTTGTCGTTGCGTCTCTCACCATTCTTCTTGCGTCCGAATGATCCTGTCGCCTCATGGTACTTGTACCAGAAGAATCGCTTCATCCTCGCCGTCACCTTTATCTCACCTCCATCGTTGTGTATGGCTGCATAAGGCAGTGTCGAGCAGAACGTGATACTGCTGTCTGTGGTTCGGCTGCTGATGCTCTGCCGCAACTTGCCGGTGTCTATCAGTATGGAACCGCCAGGACGTGTGGGGCTGCTTCTGCGCTGCCACGCCTCGTTGAAGAATGCCTGCCGTTCAAAGTTGCGGTCAAACTCATCACTCAACTCCACCCTAACGTCGTTTAGGATATTGCGGATAATTTTCTGTATGTCCTGGTTCATCGTCAAAGTCGAATTTTAGAAACGTCTGTGCCTCTTGTGGCACTTCGTTCTTAGGGTCACAAGAGGCATTGAGGAGATTGTAGAAGGTACGCTCACATATACCATAAACAGGATACACGTACCTTCGCCATATCTCGCGGTTGCTGATTCCGCTTTTGGCATGTTGGTCGTATATCCTATTTATGTCGGTGACACGTTTCTGATAGCTTGCTCCTCGCCTCTTGCTCATAAAATGTTTTAGTGTCTGTCTCTTGGTTTATAGGGACGGATGTCATAGCTCATCTTTGCGCTGACGGTTACTCTGCCCGTTCCCTCACATTGGTCACATGTGCTTTCTTTGCCAGTCTCCTTGTCGTGGAGACGACCTGTGCCGTAACACTTACGGCACAAGGCCACTTTCGGTTTCTTCTCCACTTCCAGTATCATACGGCATCCTCTTTCTTGGGTTCAACGTAGAATGTCTCGTCCTGCACCACTTGGATACCGCATTTGTTCATCTGAGGAACCATATCCTCCACGTCGCGGTCTGCAAGGAGTTTGTCCTTGGCTATCTCCTCGGTCTGTCGCAGATAGCCGGGCAGGAACTCCTTCACCAGCTGCAGGGCGCTTGCCCATGTGAAGCCTTTCAGGGTCTTCAGCTTCGGTGTACCCGTGCGGAAGCCGATAACGCCATGCGCCATCTCAAGACTCTTTTTCTTGGTGAACAACTCTGCCTGGTTCTCGGTAGCATAAGCCTGGAGCGTGGCGAAGGCTTTCTCCTTCTCTCCTTCCAGTTCTGCCAACTTGTTGGCATACTTCTCGCGGATCTTGGCACACTGCAATTCAATGTCTGCCGTGATTTTTGCACTCTGTGCGTCTGCCTTTGCATAGGCTCCGAACGCTTCATCGGCTGATTCTCTTGTCACACCGGTAATAATTACTTTCTTTTCTCTTTTTGCCATTGTAGTAAACTTTTTGTTGATTATTATTTTGATTGCTTATCACTCGTCGTCTTCAGGTTCCGGCCAGTCGCCTTCTTCCAGTTCCTTGTCTATCTCGTATTCAATACACTCAAGAAATTCGATGTACTGGTCACCTTGGAGTTCTCTGTATTCGATGCCATGAATGTATTCCATCACACGCTTCACTTTCTCATTCATGCCTCACCTCCATTTCCGATAGGTACCATCATGTATTCCACTTGTGGCTGTGCTGGAGGTGTCGGTTCCTTCTTGGGTTTCAGACCTCCCTTGCGCTGGATGGAGCGGAGCTTCACCGATAGCTGCTCCAATTCCTCATTACTTAGTTGGGAGAACATCTTGCCGGCAATACGCTGATCCTGGCAAAATGCGTTGATGCGTGTCCAGTCTGTTGTATCGATGCCGAGCTTTTGCATCAACCTCAAGCACTGGCTTCGATGCTTGCGCTGCTCGTCCTTGGCGGTGCGTATCAATTTGGCTGTAACACCTTCGAGTTTGTCGCACATCATGTCGTACTCCTTACGGGTCATTTCCCTAAGCGAAGTGGTACGACCATTAGTGAATTGACTCACCACTCCTTCCTTGAACTCATCGCCCAGCTCCTTGGTGGCAAACTTGTAGCTCTTTTTGAGTATGCCATAGAAGCGTGCGAAATTGGTTACTTCCTGTGCCATATCTATTTCAATTTTGACAACCTTATTCTTTCACTTAACACCTTCAAATTACATTCAGGACAACACTCACCCTCATCTTTCAATGGATGAGGATTGTTTCCATAGCCGATTTGGGGCTTACCGCAAAGGCAGCAGGTGTATTCACGAACATTGTTCTCATGACCTTCAAACATCACTTTAATGCCACACGAACTGGCAACATCCAGTTCCAGTTTTGCTCCCTTGCTCAATTCCCAGCCTTGCAGCATATAGATGCAATCACACTTCAAAAGCTGGGCAATGTCCACTCTCATGTGCTCCATCCAGTGAGCATCCTGCGAAACGCCATTTTCAAATGGGTTCACCGGCTCGTAACCTTTTATGGAGAGATAGCGTGCCGCATGGTCAAAGGTTGCCATACGCTCTTTAAGGTCGTAGTGGGCTATCGCTCCGCTGATATAAACTTTCTTCTTCATCTCAGTTATATTTAGTTGTTAGACTTGTCATTATAAACCTCCACGGCTTTCTCCGCCCAGATGGTGTAGTATTCGCTCACGTTGCCTGAATAGCGTCCTTGGCAGTAGGCTCTGAAGCCTTGCGTTCTCACCTTCACGCCAGCAGCGTATTTCAGTCTGATGGCAGGTTTGCCGATGGGTTTGCCTTTATCCTCTTGGCTGACGAAAATGAAGGTCTTGCGCTTGAAGCGGTCTATCAGTGCCCTGGTCAGTGAATATTCCCACCCTGCTTCGTATGCGTACTGGTAACTGTCCACAATGATAAACTTGGCACTCTTGGGCTTCGCCAGACGTTCTTCCAATGCCTTGATGTCGCCATCGGTAATGATGCGGAACGAGCCTTGAACGTCAGTCATCTTGAACTGGGCGAGCCGTCGTTGCATCGACAGACCAACGCCCTCCTCCAAGGACACATACAACACGCTGCCTATACCGCAGAGCATCTTGGCAAACTGCATAACGAAGGAACTCTTGCCACTGGCACTGGGTCCGCTGATAAACCATGTATCGCCCTCTTCAGGCTGACCGAACACGTCTTTCCATTGTCCTTCAAATGGTAGTGCCTTACACTTGATATTCGCCACATCCTTGGGGCTGTATGCTCGCTTTGCCATATCACTTCTCTGTTTCGATAAGTTCTGATACAACAGCGTCCGCTATCTTGACTGCATATTTGGAAATGAGTTCGGCTGTCATTTCTTCACGATCATGGTGAAGGACTGGAGCCACAAACAATGCAGCCTTGGCCAATTCATAGCGACGTTGCTCCCAGTCCACCTCGTTATTTCGTTGTCGGCGGTTTATTTGTATAACCGCGTCCATATATTGCATTTCCATCTTTGTCATCATGCCTGCGCTCTTTTTAGTTTTTCTATTTCCGTGTAAACTCGTCTCAGTCCACCACCCGACTTGCGCACCAGGGTAGCAATATCCGCACCTTCAGGGGCGTTCACCTTTGCCACCACGCTCGCCTGGTCTTTCAGGAACTTCTCACGCTCCTTGCAATCGTCGGGCGTTACCTTCGAGTAGCGGTCACCATATCGGCTGAGCATCTCTGTATAACCCACTTTCTTGCACTCAATGGAGCGGTTGATTTTGGCTTTCAGTCCGTCCGCGCCCATCATATACCAGGCGCAGCATCT